GCCGAACTACTCACCCGCCGCTGCGCGCTGGGAATCTCCCAAGCCGACCTCGCGCGTCTCATCAACACAACTCAACGCTCAGTGTCCAATTACGAGCGCGCCACGCGAACACCCGGAAACGTCGACGAAATTCTCGCCATCCTCGACAAGGTCGAAACGACTGCCAAAGCCATCGAGCGCGAGTGTGTCGAAACTTGCATTCTCACGGGAGAGGCCATGCGCGTAGAACCCACTGAGAGCGCGTACCGCCGAAACAGGCCCAGCCTCGCCGTCAACCTCCCGTGGAGCGCATACCTCGCAGCAGTCGCACGCGCCCGCACCGAGGTCGAACGCATGACGGGAGACAGGCCAACGATTGCGTACGCAAAATAAATAACCTACAATCCACGCATGAGCTACCAGACCAAAGTCACAGACGAGGTCCGCGCGCAAATCAAGCGCTCGGGACTCAGCCAAACCAAGTTCGCCGTGCGCGCAGGCATCTCACCCAATAAACTGGTTCGCTGTTTGAGCGGGCAAACACGGTGGGCGCTCGCCGACCTCGAACAGCTCGCCGACGCAGGTGTACGCATCTCCCTGCAGATTGGAGAGGACAAATGAGATACCGAATCGACTGGATACAATTCGTCTCCGCGATTCTCGCACTGACCTCATATGCCGCGACCATCGTCGCGTGCTTTGCTTTCTATATCCCGTGGCCGATCACCGTCCCCCTAATGTTCGTCACCGTGATCGCATCGGCGTTATGGTCGCATCGGTACGACATCAACGAGCGCGAGGGAGCACGCCATGAGTAAACGGCTCGAAGACAACGTTTCCCCCGGCCTATTGGCCTCGCTCGATCAGCTCAGGGCGTCCACGGGGGCAATCATCTACATTCCGCTCGATTGCTCATTCGCTGACATAAAACACGCGCGCATCCCTCCCGCCGATCTTGCAATCATCCTCCGCGAGCTCGCCAATGAACTGGACGCCCGAGTGAACGGAGAAAGCCATGATTAACGCATCGGATGCCGCTATCGTGCGGTCGCTACTGCGCAAATCGCAGTCTCTGACACTGCAGCTCGCCGAGGACGCCGCCAACATGGGCGTGACCGGCGCTAAGCGTATGCGTCCGAAGGACCGCGCCCAGAAAATCAAGCTCCTACATTGCTACGTGACAGTAGCCATCCGCTATATGGTGGAAACACACCCATGAGCGCCGTTGACCTGCCTTGGACTGAGGACGAGCGCAACGCCTTTATTGCCGCCGCCCGCGCCGCCATCAGTGGCCCACGAGCCGAGGACGCCGCCGCCAACCCGGCGCGTGTGCCCGCGCCCAAAGCGCGCGGCGTCCTCAACGCTGGCATGAGCCTAACGTCCATTCTCGCATCTCTCTCGCGCATCGGTTGGGGGCCGCTCCGAGGCCGCGAATTCGCAGCGTCGCGCGCCATCCTCGACACGCTCGCCATCCTCGCGCACGACACGCACGCCGACCTCGCCGCCGTCGTCCAGACGACGGCGCGACAGCTCGCCAAGCGCTCGGGCTACTCGCTCCGTCACACGTCGCGTTGCCTCCAGTGGCTAGAAGACGCTGGTGTAATCGTCTGGCATCGCGGCGGGATACGCATGGGCACGCCGACAGTCGGCGTCGTCAAGATCGTTAAGCGCGTCCTCGTCGATTGGGTACTCTCGTTTCGCAAAGCGTCCGACGCCGAAGACAACGCGCGCAACGCCGAGACCCGCGCGCGCATCCAGCTCTACCGCCTTCGCAGAAACACAGCCCGTCCAAAGCCGAGCGCGCCCCATGTGGACATGACGACGCCCCTTCCCTCCTTACAGGAAGAGGGGGCCGCCAAGGCCACCCCTCGTCCATCCTGTGAAGCAAAGATTCCGCACCGAAAGGACACTGACGTGAAGTACCGCCCCTCATACATGAAGTACCTTGCTACAACATGCGCACATGGAGTAGACAGCCCAGATCGTTGCAACCAGTGCAAATACCAGGCCATCATGCGCCAACAGCAGGCAGCAGAAGCCGAAAGAGCCGCCGCCGAGCGGCGGCGCAAAGAGGAAGAGGAAAGCAGGCACAGCGATAATCCCGAAGCTGTATTCCCGCCCGCCTACGTCGAATACATGCACGCGACGTACCCAGACGCGCACTATCGCTCGTGGGCGCGACTGAATCTCTCTGACCCGAAGGCAAAGGAACTCATGCTAAATGCCTAACTCTCATCTCTCCCAAGACCCTCGCGCCGTCGTGGCCGACATTGCCGTTGACATCGAGGCCACTGCCATGCGTGCCCATGAACAGCTAAACGGCAACACTCCCTACAGCATGTCGTGCCCGCAATTCAAGCTGGCCGGGATGGCTCTCCAGATCGCAGCCCTTGCCCGGGCTATGCGCGACGAGATAGCCGCGACGTACCCCCCCGCTCCAGCCCCGAGAAAGCAAGACCAATGACTTGGGCTGGTTCCAAGATTCGCCGCTTGGCTAACCAGGTGATCGGTAGGTACGGCACAGTCTGTTGGCTATGCGGACAACCAATTGATATGCAAGCCTCCAGGCGCGCGCCGCTCGGGCTCAGCATTGACCACGTCATCCCCCGCTCCAAAGGCGGCGGCGACGACATCGAGAACCTGCGACCAGCTCACCTGCAATGCAACTGCAAACGGCAAGACAAGCCCGCCGCCGCCTTGCGTCCTCGTCGGGGCTGGTCCGGCTCGGGCCAATGGCCCGGCCTGTCCGCTCCAACCCGATAGCCGTTTTTAGAATGACCGGCGGGAAGTCCCCGCCCCCATCTTCCTATTCCCCCCGGCTCCGATATAAACTGGCCCGAAACCAGCCGCGCCAACCACGAAAGAGCACACCATGCACGAAATGACTAACGAGCTGTTCCCCGTTGCGCCGCCGCCGACGGGGGACATTGAGGACGCTGTGCGAGAGGCGTTCGACGATCTCGACGCGAAGGGCGTCCTTGGTCCTATCGAACGAGCGAAGCGCGCCGCGCTCGTCAAGGCCGCCGCCGCGCTCGACCGAAGCCTCAACGGCGGCGCGCCGAGCGTTGCGACCTCGAATGTCTTGAAGAACGTCCTGGAATCGCTCGATTCACTGCCCAGGCCAGCCGAGGGGACCGACCGCGAGCTCGATGCTTTCGACGCCGCGCTCGCCGAGCTGACCCGCGATGCCCTCGCCGCATCATGAGCGCCGAGCCGAAGTATGCCACGCCGCGCAACACGGATAACCCGACGTTCGGGGCTCGCATCGCAGCCACCGCCGCTTTCCTGGGCGGCTCGCTCATGCCCTGGCAACGGCAAGTTGCCGACGTGGCACTCGAACTTGACCCGAACGACCCGGGGGCGTGGAGGTATCCAGTTGTCGTCGTGACCGTCCCTCGACAGGCTGGAAAATCGTTTCTGTTGCGCGCCATCATGGTTGATCGTATGATGGCGTACAATCGTCATGAGATTCTTATGACTGCGCAGACCGGCAAGGACGCGCGGAAGCGTTGGAAGCAGATCAACACCGCACTTGGAGCTGAAAAAAAACCCGGCTATTTCAGGGTTTATGCATCTCAGGGAGCCGAGCGAACCGAATACTTGAAGCGTGGTTCATTCATTTCGCCATTCGCGCCGACCCCCAAATCAATTCATGGCGATTCGCTCCACCTCGTGACCGTGGACGAGGCCTGGGCGTTCGACGCCGACTCTGGGCTCGCCCTCGAAACGGCCATCAATCCGACTCAGCTCACTATCAAGGACTCGCAGCTCTGGATTGTCTCGACCAAAGGCACGGACAAATCCGCGTATCTGAATGAGCTGATTCGACAGGGCCGGGAATCCGTCGGTAATCCGAACGCTCGGATGTGCTATTTCGAGTGGAGCGCAGACGAGGCCGCCGCCGAGGCCGACCCCTACAGCGATGAAACGTTGTCGTTTCACCCGGCGCTCGGTCATACTCAGACCGCCGACAAAATCCGTGCGCTCAAAGGCGATAGCCTCGCCGCGTGGCGTCGCTCGATTCTCAATCTCGAAACGGCTACAGACGAGACCGTAGTCGATATGACCGTCTGGGCGTCTCTCCAGGACGCCGATCTACTCGCCACGACGCCCGACCCCTCGCGTGTCTGCGTCGGTGTTGATATGGCGCACGACCGAAGCGGCGCGTCCATCGTCGCCGCCTGGCTCGACAATGACGGCGACGTGTGTCTCGCCGTCATCGCGTCCGGCCCCGGCACAGACTGGGTGCAACCAGCAATCTCCGAGATGCAGGACGCGGGCTACCAGTGGATTGGGTGCGACGCGGCTGGCCCGACGAGGACTCTGGCCGCCGATCTGGAGGCCGCCGGGCAGCCCATCACGACGCTCTCCACGCGCGATTACGCGACGGCATGTCAACTTATGCTCGACCGAATCCGCGCCCGCCGCATCGTCCATCACCCGAACGAAGAGCTATACGATGCCCTCGGGGCCGTTGTGCTCAGACAGCTATCCGGCGTCCAAGCGTTCGACGCCGCGAAATCGCCTCGGCCTATCGATTCACTGCGAGCCGCCGCCGCCGCCGTGTGGGCAGCGTGCCAGCCACGCGCTGGCATACAAATCTATTAGTGACGTGTCGCACCCGATTGGCGACGCTGCCCCCCGTCGTGCATAATCAGCCTATGGCCTCACTCGCATCACTCATGGGCTTTCGCCGCGACGACGGGGGCGCGCCCGTGCTTCCAGGCGTCACGCCGCCGCCGCGCCGTGCCGCAAGCGCCATCGACGAGCGCGGCGCGCTCGCTATCGACTCCGTCTACCGCGCCGTGACTGTCCTCCAGTCGGCGGGAAAGCAAATCAGCCTCGATGCTTGGCGTGACGGCAAGCAGCTCGGAGGCCCGGACCTCCCGACAATCATCTCAACCCCGGGTCCGGGCCTGACCGTCACGTCGCTCATTGCTGAAACGATCTCCAGTCTCGCACTACGTGGAAACGCCTACTGGCTCGTGGGACGCAACCGCGACGGGCGCGTCAACTCCCTGCGCGTACTCGACCCAACCGAGTGCGTCCCCAACCTCAACCGCGAAACAGGTGAACGCACTGTCCAATGGCGCTCGCGCACATGGCAGCCAAACGATTTGCGTCACCTGCGCTTGACCTACGTGCCCGGCCAGGCCGAAGGCCTCGGACCAATCCAAGCGTGCGCCCGCTCCCTCCAGGGCGCGCGGGACATGGCCGCCTATGCATCGCAATGGACCAGCGGCGGCGGCGTGCCAACGGGCGTACTCTCGACAGAGCAGCCGATCACCGCCGCGCAAGCTAAGGAAGCAAAACGAGCCTGGAACGAGTCGAACAGTCATGACGGCGGCGTCGCCGTCATTGGTGCGGGCCTCAAATACTCGCCGCTACACCTCACGCCAAGCGAAGTGCAGTTCCTTGAATCTCGTGCGTTTGACGTGCTCGCCGTCGGTCGGATGTTCGGCATCCCGGCGCACATGTTACTCGCCGCCGTCAACGGCTCCAGCCTTACCTATCAGAACGTCACAGATGCCGCGACGGATTTCATTCGGTGGACTCTCATGGCATACCTGCGAGAGATTGAAGACACGCTTACCGCGATTCTCCCGCGAGGCACGGTAGTTCGCTTTAACCTGGACGCGCTCCTACGTGCCAACCCATCCGCGCGCATGGCAACGCATCGCACCGCCATCGAGGCGGGCATCTACTCTCCCGCCTATGCGCGCCGAATTGAGGGCATCACCGACCCAACCGCCGACCCAACCAAGGACAACGCTCATGAATGATCTCCAGACCCGAGAATTCCAGATCGCCGCCGGGCGCGCGACCGACGAGCCGCGCACCGTTCGCGGCCTCGCCGTGCCCTACGGCGTCGAGATTGAGCTCTGGCAGGGCTATTTCGAGACAATCGCGCCTGGTGCCCTCGCGCCGCGCGACGAATCAGACACGAGCCTCAAACTCGTGTACAGGCACGACGAGCCTATCGGGCTCATCACGGATGTGCTCGAAACCGAGGCCGGTATTGAGGTCACAGCGCGATTTTCCGACACGCAAACTGCGCGCGACGCATACGAGCTCGTGCGCGACGGCGTAATCGACCGCCTGTCCATTGGATTCATGCCCCTTGAAACCGAGGGGCGCGAAGACGACAAGGGTACGCACACGACAATCACGAAACTCGCCCTACGCGAAGTATCGCTGGTTCCCTGGCCCGCGTATCACAGCGCGGCGATTACCGAAGTCCGAAACGAACCAACCAAAACCGAAAGGAATACCATGACCGACACGCCCGACTACGCGCTCGCATCCGACCTCGCCGACCTGCGCGCCGATCTGACCGCAATCGAGCAGCGCGCCGCACTGGCCGACATGACTCCCGCCGAGACGCGCGCCGACACCCGAAGCCCCGGCGCGGCCCTGAAGGCCATCCTGACCGACGAGGCATACCGTGAGGAAATGTCTCGCCTCCAGGAACGTGCCTTCAACGGTGCCACGACCGGGGCAGATGCGACGATTGTCTACCCCGAGTGGGTGAAGGATCTGACTCGCATCGTGGATAAGCCCAACATCCTGGCCGGGCTGTTCTCCACTGGCCCCCTGCCCTCCGAAGGTATGGAACTTGATTTCACCGAGCTCGCCACGAACACCCTTGCCGTGAGCGAGCAGGCAACCGAAGGTGCCGACCTCACGCTCGGGAAGGTCACCACCAAGAAGCGTTCGACGCCCATCAAGACTTTCGGTGGCTACACCGAGCTCTCCCGACAGGCCATCGAGCGAACCCGCATCAACCTACTGGACACTGCCCTTCGAGGAATGGCCATCGCCGCCGGGCAGCGCAGCGCCGCCTATTTCGCGTCGCAGTTCGCCGAGGGCGTCAAGAGCCAGGACGTCAACAAGCTCGCCTCATCGAAGGCCGCGAACGCGCTCAACTGGGCAGACATTTCCGGCCTGTTCATCGACGCCGCCGCCAAGTTCGCCGACCAGGGCCTCAGCCTCGACGGCCTCGTCGTTGATCTCGCTACCTTCAAGGCGCTCACCGGGCTCACCGGAACCGACGGACGGCCCCTCATGCGCGCCGCCGAAAACCCGGCAAACACCATCGGCACGACCAACGCGAAGGCGCTGTCCGGCGTCATCCTCGACGTGCCCGTTACCTGCAATCTGCGCGCAACGCCCGGGCAGATGGGCACGGGCATCGTCGGCGCGTTCTACAACCGCGAGGCTGTGCGAAGCTACGAGACGCCCGTCGTCCAGCTCCAGGATGAGAACATTATCAACCTGAGCAAGCAGTTCTCGGTTTACCGCTACGGCTCCGTGGCCGTCGAAATCCCGTCCGGCCTCGTGCCCCTCAAGATCGGCGCGTGACGTGCCCGCCGACCTGACTAACCGACTCGCCGCCTACGTCGGCGACGTGCATCCAGACGAATTCCTGACAAGCTGTCTCACCGAAGCTCGGGCGCTCGTCGAGAGTCAGGTCGGCGGCGCAGTCATACCAGACGACGTGCGCGACCGCGCCGTTATCGAGGTCGCCGCCGAGCTGTATCACCGGCGCAGCGCGCCAAACGGCGTCAAATCGTTCGCGGATGGATTCGACGGCTCGTCCGTTATCCGCGTCGCACGTGACCCGCTCGTCGCCGCCCGGCCACTACTCGCACCCTATCTAGGACTCGCAATCTCATGACTGACTCAGGGCCCATCGCGGCGGCTCGCGCCGACCTGACCGCCATCCTCCAGGCGGCGACCGATATTCCTGTCGTCGCCAACGTTCCCGAACGCCTCCAGCCGCCGTGCGTCGTCATCACCGAGGCGACGCCTTTGCTCACGACGGACGAAACGACCTACGGGGCCGTAACTGTGAGGCTCAATCTCACGGTGGCTGTCGCGCCGACAACAAACGCTCTCGCCGTCGCACGCCTCGACGCCGCCGTCGACGAAATCGTCGTCGCGCTCGTCCGATCTGGAACGTTCGCCGCCGTAGACGCATACACTGGCATCACGAGCGCAGACGGACAAACCTACCTCGCCGCTCCCATCACAACCACACTCACCTACTCGATTGGAAGGAAACACCAATGACCGTCACCCGAAACACCCGCATCCTGGGCAACAAGCTCGGATTCTCTATCGCCGGTAAGGACTACTGGTCCGACATCTCGTCCTACGAGCTCTCACCCGAGACCAGTGACAAGGATGTCGTCACCTTCGCAGACGCGCTAGGCGGCTCGTCCGCATCATGGAAGCTCAAAGGCAAGGCAATTGTCTCGTTCGACCCCGGCTCATTCTGGGACATGCTCTGGCAGCAGGCAGGCAAGACCCTCGACGTCCTGGTGGCCCCGTTCGGCAACAAAACCGCAACGCCCAAGCAGCCGCACTTCAAGGTACGCGCAAAGGTGGGCGTCAAGCCGTCACTCGGCTCCGAGGCGGGCGACGAAAAGGGCTCCACCTTTGAATTTGAATGGGCGTGCGAGGGTGAACCCGAAAAGCTCACGGCGACCTCGACGCTGGGCACCGGCAACATGGAAGACGCCTGATAGGATGACAGGCATCAGTGACGGCCGCGTCCACCTCGACGGCGGCTCAGTAGAAATCCAGGGCATCAAGAAGCTACTGACCGACGCCGAAGCGGTAGGCGTGGCCGTCACGGACCTCAAAGACCTCACCTACAGGCTGGCCACGCCTATCGCCGCGCTGGCCAAGACCCTCGCGCCACACAAGACAGGACGCCTACAGGCTGGCATCAAACCATCACGCTCCAAGCGCAAAGTCATGGTGCGCCTCGGCTCCAAAGGACGACTGCCATACGCGGCGGTCAGACATTGGGGACCAGACTCCAGGTCCGGCCCCCGCTGGCTCTCCCAAGCAGAAGAAACCCTGCGACCCAGAACCTTCGCAGGATTTGGCGAGGGAATCAAAGAACTACTAGACAAACACGATTGGTAAGGACCCGCAATGAACCTGCAAGCAATGACCCTTGGCGACCTCGATTACTACGAACGAAAGACAGGCCAGCCCATCACCGCTTTCGACCCCGAAGCAGGCGGGATGCTCGCCGGGCCCATGATCGCCATGTGCGCTATCATGCTCTACCGACGCGGCGGCCATGCCACCCGCGACGACGCCTACAATGCAGCCGTTGACCTCACGATGGACGAGGCAACCGCACTCGTGAGCGAAGCCAACCCGGCGGGGGAATGACGGGCGCGTCCTCCCTCGCACCCGTGCTGGCCATCCTCGCCGTAGACGCCGGCATCCCGCCGTGGGAGGCGCGCGAAAAACTCACCGTCGAGGACGCGCACGCAATCCTCGACCTACTCCAAGAACGCGCCGAGGCGCAGAAGGGATGAACCGTGGCAGGTCACGTCGTCAAGGTATCCGTCGTCGCAGACACCAAGAATTTCAGCCGCGCTTTCAAGGGACTCGCCAAAGAGACTGGCATCTCGGGCCTGGCCGACGCTGGGAAAAAGGCCGTCACGACACTCGCCACCGTCGCCGCCGCCGGGGCCGCCGCAATCGGCGTCGCAGGGGCGAAGGCCGTGAGCGCCGCCGCCGACCTCGAACAGTCCACGGGCGCAATCGAAGCAGTTTTCAAGTCCGGGGCCGAGCAGATGAAAGCCTACGCGGATACGGCGGCGACGACGGTAGGACTGACCAAAAACGAGTATCAAGAGCTCGGGACATTGCTTGGTGCCCAGCTGAAAAACGGCGGGACAAGCATCGACCAGCTGGCAGGCAAGACGAACGAGCTGATTGGCGTCGCCGCCGACCTGTCGGCTCAGTTCGGCGGCTCGACCTCCGATGCCGTCGCCGCGCTCTCGTCTGCACTAAAGGGTGAGCGCGACCCAATCGAGCGTTACGGCGTGAGCCTGAAACAGGCATCCATCGACGCCAAGGCCGCCGAACTGGGCTTCCAGAAAGTCGGCGGCTCGTTTGACAACGAGGCGCAGCAGGCGGCGACGCTCGCGCTCATCATGGAGCAAACCGCCGACGCTCACGGCGCTTTCGCGCGCGAGGGAGATACGCTCTCGCACCAAATCCAGGTAATCAAGGCGCACATGGGCGATTTCGCCGCCAAGATCGGCACGCTCGTCCTACCCGCCGTCACGGCCCTCGCCCAGGGCGCCATCACGCATCTCATGCCATCCCTCGAACGTTTCACTACGTGGGCGCGCGACGTTGCCGTCCCGGCCCTCCAGCAATTCGCCGCGCAATTCCAGGCCAACGTAGTGCCGAAGGTCAAGGCCGCCGCCGCCGTCTTCCAGACAGAGGTAATGCCCAAGCTCCAGTCCTTCCTCGACTGGCTCACGACGACAGCACCGCCCGCAATCCAGGCTGTCATTGGGTTTTTCGAGCGATTCGGGCCAGCCATCGCAGCGGCGGCGGGCGTCATCGGCACGTTTGTCGCTGGATTCAAGACTTTCAACCAGGTAAAAAACATCATCGGCGCTGCAAAAGTCGCGTGGGCAGCGCTCAACGCGACGATGGCCGCGAACCCGATCTTCCTTGTCATCGCAGCGATTGCCGCGCTCGTCGCAATCTTCGTGGCACTCTACCAGAACAACGAGACATTCAGGGCGGCGGTAGACGCCACGTGGGCGCAAATCAAGGCCGCCGTGAGCGTCGTCGTCGATTGGTTCCAAACGAACGTAGTGCCTCAGCTCCAGGCCGCATGGGCGCAAATCCAAGCCGCCTGGGACGCCGTCTGGCCTCAGCTCCAGGCCGCGTGGGCAACCTACGGGCAGCCGGTCGCAGACCTCATCATTAGCATCTTCCAGGGCGTCGCAGCGAACTGGGAAACGATCTGGCAGGGCATTAGCCTCGTCGTCTCGGGCGTCTGGCAAGTCATATCCAGCGTGATCTCAACGGTGATTGGCGTCATCTCAGGCATTATCCAGGTATGGACGAGCGCCTTACAGGGCGACTGGTCCGGCGTCTGGGAGGGCATTAAACAAATTGTCTCGTCCATCTGGGCGGGCATCCAGGGCGTCATCTCTGGCGCGCTCTCAATCGTGCAGGGCTACATCACGGGCGCGCTCGGCGTTATCCAGGGGATTTGGTCGGGCATCTGGTCCTCCGTCGGCTCTACGCTGTCGAGCGCGTGGGAGGGCATCAAATCCTCGATTTCCAGCGGCGTTAGCTCGGCGGTCAGTACGATCGCTACGCTCCCGTCTCGCGCTGTATCCGCGCTCGGGTCCATCGGCTCCACACTCGTCAACGCCGGTACGAAGCTCATCCAGGGATTCATTAACGGCATCAAGGGAATGTTCGGGTCCGTGCAATCCACTCTCAGTAGCCTGACCAGCTCGCTCACGTCCTGGAAGGGTCCCGAGGACTACGATGCGCGCCTACTTACGCCCGCGGGCGTCCTGGTAATCGAGGGATTCATCCGAGGCCTCGAATCGCGGTACGGGGCCGTGCGAAACAGCCTCGGGAAGCTCACCGGAATGGTGGCAAGTACCGACCCGGGTAGCCTGTCTATCCCCGGCGTGAGCGGCCTGGCAGCCCTGCGACGCCCTCACGCCGCCGTCAACATCACCGTCAACGCGCCCATGCTCACGCCAAGCGTAGACGCCGGGCGCGTCATCGCCCAGTCCGTCACACAATATACGCGCCTCAACGGCGCAGGAAGGTGACCCCTCATGCCAACGCTCCTACCCGCGCCAATAATCGGCGACTGGTCCGGCGCTCGCGTCCAAAACCTCGGTAACGAACGCTACCGATACGCGCTCAACCCGGGCTCGTCTTCGTTCACGATCACCTGCGACAAACTCGCGCCCGGCCATCTCGTCACCGTAGACATCCGTGTCCGCGCCGACAAACCCGGCAAAGTCGGTGTAATCCGCGTCGGCTCGCACGCCGTTCGCGTAGGCAATGGCCCGATCTACGAGCGTAGAATTTCCTCGGATCGATTCGGCGCGGGCCTGGAAATCGAGGTCACCGGACCCGAGTCGGGCATCGTCGAACGCCTCGAAATCACGGACAATACGCCGATGCCCGAGAACCCGCGCCCCTGCGACGTTCTCAGTCTCCAGGCCTACTATCCGCTTCAAGGCCTCGACGGGCTCCGCTGGAATCAGTCTCGATGGAATCGAGACGCATGGACGCGCGGCGCAGAAAACCTGCGTTACCTGCGTTGGAACGAAGGCATTTGGAACGCACGTGCATGGCTTGGCGATGGAAACGGCAGCTCTGAGGCTTGGCAGGACATCACGGGCCCCTGTACGGAAATCGCCGTGACACGCGGCGTCAACGCGACAGGCCCCGCCCTCACCGGGACGGTTGGCACGCTCACGGCGCGCGTCATCAACGCCCTTGCGCCGCGCACAACCGGCATGAGCCACGGCACGCCTATTCGACTCATCCACTGGCCGACGAGAGAACTCGTGTACTCGGGTTACCTGACCGATCTACAGATCGCACCACGGAAGCCGGGTGAGCGCATCAGCTATGAGGTGAATCTGACCGCATCCGATAGCGTTGCCCGTCTGGCCGCGACGACGCGATACGGCGCGAAGGCAGAAACCGGCGATGGAAGCGAAAATTGGTTTTTGCGCCTCGACAGAATCATCAAGTCCTGCAAAGGCCTCGTCTACTCACTGGACGACATGCTCACGACCGTGACTGTCCCGCCGACCGTATGGGAAACAAGCCTAGCCAAGCATCTCGACGCCCTCACCTCATCTGTCCTGGGCTCATGGTCGGTCGCACGCAACGGATGGGTTCTCATCAGGACCAAGCGCCCGACAATCCCAGTCCTACGTCTCACAGACGCCGTGACGAGCGACCCAGCCCGGCGCGTCCTGTCCTATACGGGAGTGGGCGTCTCATGGTCGGCGTCCGACGCAATCGCTCACGTCACGCTGCATAATCACGCCGCGCGATGGGACGCCGAGCATAGCGAGTGGGAGGCAGACGACTCAGACGTGACCGTAGACGAGCCGACCGCCGCCGCCGTATGGGGCGGAACAAGCGTACAGCTCGACGTGACTCTACCCGCCGCGAAGCTGGAGGAAACCGCGCGCCGCTACCTCGCCGCGACAGCCGCCGACCCGACGCCGAACGCCGTGACCTTGCGCCCCGCGCACGAGACTGGTCCAGCCAATCGCGGCCCCTACATGGCACTTGCATCGACCATCGACCCGGTAAGCGCGGTCGCCGTCGAGTATCGTGGAGAGCGGGTCGCCGCACTCATCGCGCAAGTGTCCCACACGATCACACCGACGAGTTGGACAATCCAACTCTCGCTCACTCCAAACCCGACAAGGAAGGACTAGACAAGTGAAGGTTTTTGTCCCGGGCGAAATCGCCCGCGCCGAAGATGTCAACGCAAATTTCGCCGAACTCAAACAGCTCATAGATCGCCTCATCTCATCGCGCCAACAGGGGCGCGTCTCACTTGGCCAGTACGCGCCAAATGAGGGATATGAGGCAAAAGTGTCGTTCGCACAGCCTTTCCGCAAGGTGCCGAACATCGCAATCTCATGCGCAAATCAACGGCTCCGTATCGCAATCTACAACGTCACAACTACCGGCTTCACCTACTACGGCTGGAACGACACAGGCTCCACGAACGCATCCGATGCATACTTCGACTGGGTAGCAACCATTGACGAATTCAAGAACTGAAAGGAATCGAAACATGGCAGTCAATAGCGCAGTGACCGACACCAACTGGTCACCCAACTTCGACGACGGACGCCCCGGCGGCGACCCCATCGGCATCGTCATTCATCATTGGGGAGTAGACGGACAGTCTCATGACGGCGTCGTCCGCTATCTCTCGCAGCCCAGGGGCGCAGCGTCCACGTCGGCGCACTACGTGGCCAGCGCCGGGCGCGTGACTCAGCTCGTGCATGACTTCGACCGCGCCTGGCATTGCACGGGCAACAACATGCGCAGCATCGGCATTGAGTGCCGTCCCGAGGCATCGAACGAAGACTACGAAACCGTTGCTCAACTCGTTGCAGCCATCCGCGCCGAATGGGGCGGCCTCACGCTGTCAGGTCATTCTGACTGGTTCGCAACTGCATGTCCCGGGCGCTACACGAATTCCCTTGACTGGATTTCCAACCGAGCCAACGAAATCAACGCCGGTATTGACGTTTCCCCGGCATGGCCGACGCCGCCCGCCGGTGGCCTCGCCGCCGACGGCTGGTGGGGACCCCTCACGACGAGCGCTCTCCAGGGCTTCCTCGGCACTCCGATGGACGGCATTGTCTCCGAGCAGCTTGCGCACAACCGCGCGCTGTATCCCGCCGCGAGCGACGCATCTTGGGAGTGGGTCGGCGACGGCGACGGCTCGCCGCTCATCCGCGCGCTCCAAGCGCACGTTGGCGCGACCGTGGACGGATACGCTGGCTATGACACTGCGTGCGCGCTCCAAGCGCACGTTGGCGCGACCGTGGACGGATACGTGGGCATGGAGACCGTTTCTAAGCTCCAGGCAGCGCTCAACGAAGGGCGGTTCTAATCATGAGCGACGCACCGAAGCACGCCGCAAACGCTACCCCGCAGCCGATCTCATGGCTCACACCCTCCGTGCGACGCTGGGCGTATGGCGTGATTCTCGCCATTGTCGCGCTCCTCGTCGCTTATGGGCGCATCGAGGCGCAGGTTGCGCCGCTCTGGGTCGCTCTCGCCGCCGCCGTTCTCGGCAATGTGACGGCGCTCGCACACGTCCCCCAAGGGGGGCAGTAATGGAACGGGCCGCCGAGGTTATAACAGCCCTCGGCGGCCTGTCCGGCCTATCCGCTGTGATCGCCTCGATTGCCACCCTCATCCAGGCAAAGCGCATCCGCGAACAGGTCAGCCCCAATCACGGCTCCAGCCTCGCCGACGCCGTCAACCGGACGGACGCGAAGACCGCCGAGACTGCCGACAGTATCGCGCGCCTGGAGGGCACACTCACCGCGCACGGCGACGCGATAACGCGCATCGAGGGCGCGCTCGTGGCCAGCAGCGAGAGCGTGCGACGTATCGAGGCCGAGCAGGTTAAGAGCGCCGCCGATGTCATCATTGCGCGCCATAGCGTCGAAAGCCTCGCGCGCGAATTCAAGGGAATCGGGCATGAGATTGGCGACCTGCGTTCGACGCGAGATCGAGAACATGCCGACTATGATGCACGTCTCAGAAAGTTGGAAGCGTCTTAACTTGCCCCATTCCCTCCCGGTGTTCTACACTTAGAACACCGGGAGGGAATGGCCCACCGGACGAGAGAAAGACAAGACAATGTCCAACACGATCACCTGGCTCACCGACGAGAACTCCACCAATGACTACGCGCCTGTGCTCATCCTCGACAAGGCCAGCGATGGCGAGGCCACCGCCGAATACTTTGCGAAGGTGATTCCCGGCGACGATGCCGAATCAGTCGAACTGCGCGAGTCCCTGTGCGAAGCGGCCAACCGCTACTACTCCAGCGGCGAGGCCGGGCTCTACCTCGCCGCTAACGGATTCCGCGCCGAGAGTGCAAAGATTATCGACGGCGTGACCGACGCGCTTGCCGCCGACCGCATGGCTAACCGCATCTACGCAGATTGCGAGGCAGTCAGCCTCACGCCCGGCGACGCCTCCCTCGACGCCATCGTCACCGTCCTCGACGCCATCGACCCCGACCGCGCCGCGAAGTACCTCAACGACTGAGCGCTAACCATAGAACGGCCCCGCTCCCTCACCCGGACGGGGCCGTTCTAACATGAGAAAGGACGTAGAAATGTTCGCCGCCGAACTACTCACCCGCCGCTGCGCGCTGGGAATCTCCCAAGCCGACCTCGCGCGTCTCATCAACACAACTCAACGCTCAGTGTCCAATTACGAGCGC